CCACGACCTAAACCTCATCAGTTTACACAAGAGCAACTTGACCGTGCTCCACATCATAACATCTTAGAGAAATACTATGGTAAGGATTGGAAACCTGTACCACAAGAAGGATTGGAGGATCATTACTAATGGGATTATTTGTTGTACCTGAATACACTTGTAAGCATCCTATATTTCCTCATCATAATACTGTTGATTTAATGTATGATGCTTTAAACAATGGGTGTGAGCAACACGACTGGTATGCTTACCTTGATTTTATAAGTCAAAACCAATACGATTTCGGAGGAGGTTAATGCCTACACAACAAAAAATTAAATTCATCATCCAACAGGATGGTACAGTTATAGAAGAGGTACAGGGAGTAGAATCAAATCAGTGTTTAGATGTTACACTACCATTCGAGAAAGCTCTAAATAACGTTAATGTTATCTCTAGAGAATACAAACCAGAATACTACAATGTCACACTTCAGCAAAATAAAAACGAAGATCACAGACAAACCAGCATTAATACAGGCATTGATGTTTGATGGTTGGCCAGTTGATATTAATAGAGAGTTAGTAAATCCTATAGGACATGAGCACGAGAAAGTGAGATGTGAAGTAACTGTAGGTGATGATATGGGTTTTGTATGGAACAAACAAACTCAATGCTATGAGTTAGTAACTGATAGACAAACTTGGTCTCATCAAATACCAATAGAAAGATTCCTTGAAAAGATAACACAGTTGTATTGTATACAATTACTTACCAATGTTGCTAAGTCTAATGGATTTGAAGTGGAAAGTCAGAAGGTTAATTCAAGTAATGCTGTTGAATTAGTTGTTAATCGGTGGGTATAAATAATTAAAATAGTACTGCTAGAATGGCAAACTGGTATAACGATCAAGTAACAAATAAGAATTTCCTTTCTCCAATAGGTTTTATTTTCATATTGGATAAAGCAAGGAAGGTTTCTTTTCTATGTCAGAAAGCAGAAATTCCAGAACTAAGTTTGAGTTCTATTGATATACCCACTAAAGGTTTTGCACCAATTCCTATAGGTGGTAATACTATTAATTACGGTGATCTTAATTTGGAATTTATAGTTGATGAAGATCTTAAAAACTATATGGAGATTCATAACTGGATAAGAGCATTAGGTACACCATCAGATTTTACAGAAAGAAAGGAATGGAATGAGTCAAACAGATCTGATAATAGAAGTAAAGAAAGAAATACTAAATGGTCTGATGCTACTCTACAAGTTTTGAATAATAACAACTTAGTTAATTTTGATGTAGTATTCCAAAGTGTATTTCCAGTTAGTTTATCTACACTACCATTTGATGTGACTGGTACAGATAATGATTACTTTACTGCCACAGCAACTTTTAGATATACCTTGTATGAAGTAAGAGAGAAGAACAGTCAAACTAGAAGGTAATGGAAGAATTTTTAATTGAGTATCTATCTGGTATAGAACTCGGTGAGTTCTATGAGGAGCCAGTAGAAGGGGAGTATCCAGACTGGTAGTTGCAAAATTTTTAAATCTGTGCTAGGGTGCTAAGGTCTATACATATTGTGGTATGGGAGGAACGAACATTGGCATTAAGAAAAGGAGATCATCCAAGGAAAAAACCCATTACAGAATGGGATGATTCTAATTGGAGAGAAGAATCTTTAGCATATCACACAGGTTTTCAAGCAGAACTACTGAAGAATGGACCGAAAAGTCTTTCTCAATCGTGGATAATGAATGCTTTACATCAAAAATGGATGAAGAGAAATGGGTATACTCACCCAGAACCACCTGATGTATCATCATCAATGAAAGAATTTTTTGCTAGAACTAAGGATCAAGGTATATGATATTCTGGATTGGATTCTTCGTTATGTTTTTTAATGAAGGTTTTGTTATGATGAGGCACGTATCACCGTGGTTCGGAAAACAGAGAGATAAATTTATTAATAAGTATGGTGCTAATGTATGGTACAGATTCCACGGCACGTTAGATTATACTTGGATGGGACTTGTAACAATTGGATTGATAGTTCATCCTAATAAGTTGTTGCATACAGCAGCATTAGGAATATTTTGGACTACTTCATTTTTAGTATTCTATGCACCAAGGTGGATTAAAAGATAATGAATTTAGAACAACTACAAGACTTATGGAAAAAGGATAGTGAGATAGATACTGATAAGTATGGTGAAGAATCTATCCGTATTCCTCAACTTCATATGAGGTATATGGAATTTTATAATACATTCTCTTTAATGAAGAAAGATAGAGATTCTGAAATGAGATATCTTGTAAGAGAGAAATGGATATTTTATAAAGGTAAGGCACCTGCAAAAATATACAAAGAGATGCCTTTTGATTTTAAATTAACTACTAAAGAAGAAATTAATATGTTCATCGAAGCTGATGATGATGTCAGAAAGCTTCAACTGAAGATTGACTATATAGAACAAACGATCTTCTTTCTTGATGGTGTGTTACGTCAGATTAATAGTCGTAACTACCAAATTAAAAATGCTATTGAGTGGGAGAGATTTCAAAGTGGAATGTAAATCATGGCAGATCTCGTTATTCAGAAGAAGAACGAAGTTTATTTAAAAGTACAAGCGGAGCCTCATCTCCACAAAGAGGCAGCAGAATTTTTTACATTTGAAATACCTTCTGCAAAGTATATGCAGAAGACAAGAAGATATAAAGGTTGGGACGGTAAAGTAAGATTATACTCACCTGCTACTGGGGAAATCTATTGCGGTTTAATAGACTATCTAACTGACTGGGCAAAGGACCGAGGGTATCAGGTTGAGTATTTGGAAAGTCAATATTTTGGACATCCAAAGGAACGAAACGATCTTGTAAGTCCTGAATCGGTGGTGCGATTTGTTCGGGCATTGGGATTGCCTTCGGGACTGAAGGTTCGTGATTACCAATACGCAGCAATATACGAGTCCCTAAAATACAACAGAAGACTCCTATTGTCGCCAACTGCAAGCGGGAAAAGCCTAATGATTTATTCATTGGTTAGATTTCATGTGAACGTTAAACGGAATGTACTTATTATAGTACCAACTACGTCTCTTGTCGAGCAAATGTATAAAGATTTTACAGAGTATGGTTGGAACACTGAGTACCACTGTCATAAAATCTATGCTGGTGAAGAAAAATATACAGACCACGATGTAGTTATATCAACTTGGCAGTCCTTATATAAGGAACCACGAAAGTTTTTTGATAGGTTTGATGTTGTGATTGGTGATGAGGCTCATCTATTTAAAGCTAAGTCACTTACTAGATTGATGTCTAAGTTACACGGATGTAAGTATCGTATTGGATTTACTGGTACGTTAGATGGTTCAGATACTAATCAGTTAGTATTAGAAGGTGTGTTTGGTAGATGCTCAAAGGTTACTAAGACATCTGACCTAATGAAGAAAGGTCATGTTGCTAAGTTAAATGTAAAGGTTATTGTTCTTAAGCACAATGAACAGATCTTTGAAGGATATCAAGATGAAATGGATTACCTTGTAGAACACGAACAACGTAATCATTTTATCCGCAACTTAACGTGTGATCTTAAAGGGAACACATTGGTACTATTCAACTACGTGGAGAAACACGGACTACCTTTGTATGAGATGATAAATAGTCATACAGACAGACCAGTGCATTTAGTTTATGGTGGTGTGGATGTTGATGATCGAGAACAAATACGGAGTTTAGTTGAAAATGAAACTAATGCTATCATTGTTGCCAGTTATGGCACTTTCAGTACTGGGGTTAACATTAAACGGTTGCACAACCTCGTCTTCGCCAGTCCCTCCAAGTCTAGAGTCAGAAATCTCCAGTCAATCGGAAGGGTACTTCGACAGTCTAAAGGAAAAGTAGAGGCAACGTTATATGATATTGCTGACGATATTACTAGAGATAATGGAAAGAACTATACTCTCCTTCATCTCTTCGAGAGATTAAAAATATACAAAGAAGAAAATTTTAATTATGAAATTGTAGAAATCAAACTCAAGTCTTATGATTAGCTATGCCAAACACGATGAAGAATTTTTTGGGGTTTTTAAACTCGTTACTGGAGAGGAAGTTCTAGCTAAGGCTGTTCTTTCAAATGAAGAAAATTGCACAGAGTCATTAGCATTCTTACAAGAACCAGTTTGTATACAAGTTATAAATCAAGAACTTGGTAAAGGTAAATTGTTAAGAGGTATGGGATTTCATAAATGGATGCAGTTATCTGATGAAGATTTTTATGTAGTACGTGAGAAAGATATTTTAAGTGTTGCTTCTATGAGTAAGGAAGTTCAATATATGTACGAGTCTTTTCTTTATGGAGAAGAACCTGAAGATGAAAGAAAGGATAGAGCTTTAGAAAAAAGAAAAGCAAAATTGGCCGAGACGCAGGGTTATATAGGTAAAATAAATGAAGCTAGAATATTATTTGAGAAGTTATATAAGAACTAATACTGTTCCCCTGAACCCTTAACAGTGTTATCCTACTGGTGATTGACATATTTGTCAAGCCCCGTTATAATAGATTCAACAGGAAATATGCTATGAAACGAGTTCCTAAGAAGAAAGAACATTATGTTAATAATGCAGACTTCCTTGCTGCCATTATTAAGTACAAAGAAAAGGTAGAAATTGCCAAGTTAAAAGGGCAACCAAAACCTCGTGTGAATAATTATATTGGCGGATGCTTTCTTAAGATAGCAACCCATTTATCATACAGACCAAACTTCATCAACTATATGTACAAGGATGATATGGTTTGTGATGGCATAGAAAATTGTATACAGTACATAGATAATTTTGATCCTGCTAAAAGTAAAAATCCTTTTGCTTATTTTACACAGATAGTTTATTATGCATTCCTACGCAGAATTGCTAAGGAGAAACGCCAGATGGATATTAAAGATAAGATCCTTGAGAAAGCAGGATACGAACACGTATTTACTTCTGATGGTGATACTTCTGCTGATTATCATGGTATAAAAAATCGTGTTGAAATGAATCAGAAGAGATGAAAATCTTATTAATAACAGATCAACACTTTGGTGTTAGGAATGATAATCAGCATTTTATTGATCACTATAAAAAATATTATAGTACTATTGTTATACCTTTCCTTAAAGCATCTGGTATTAAAGAGATTATAAATCTAGGTGATACGTTTGATAAACGTAGGTCCATTAATTATATGTCTCTGGAAGCAGCGAAGGAGATGTGGTTTGACCCTGTTAAAGAATTGGGATGTAATATGACTGCCTTGATTGGTAATCACGACATATATTATAAAAACACATTACGAATTAACTCACCAGAAGAGTTATTAGGAGGATATAATATAGATGTTATCGATGAACCCACTACCCGTAATTATGACGGTACTGACATTCTATTACTTCCTTGGATATGTGATGAGAACTACGACAGAACCTTACGAAGCATCACAGAAAGTACTGCACCTGTCTGTATGGGCCATCTTGAGCTTAACGGCTTTGAAGCTCATCCAGGTCATGTGATGGATAAGGGTACTGATATGACCATCTTTAAAAATTTTAAGAAGGTATTCTCAGGACACTATCATACTAAATCTAATAAAGATAATTGCTATTATCTTGGTAACCCCTATCAATTATATTGGAATGACTACGGACAAAAAAGAGGGTTCCATGTCTTTGATACAGAGACTCTACGAACTACTTTCTATAGAAATCCCTTTGACACTTTTCATAAGTTGTATTATAATAGTGGAGGTGTACTGCCGAATGAAGAAGAAGTTAAAGGAACCTTTGTCAAACTCATAGTAGAAGACAAGGGTGACTATGCTAAGTTCGATTACTTTGTTAGGAAACTTCAAGACATTGGATTAGCTGACCTTAAGATAGTTGAAGATCTTAGTGTCGAAATAGAAGGGGGTTCTTCTGTCATAGAAACCGAAGACACTATGACCCTTTTAGAAGACTACATAGATGAGATAGATCTTAAGGTTAGTAAAAACAATATCAAAGATGTAATGCGATCTCTCTATATGGAGGCTTCCGAACTATAATGTTCATCTTAACAGAAAAAGGAACTGGTGGTGTTTATGCTCTTCCTAACATACACGATGTAAAAACTGTGCATATGTTTGAGCAAGAGGATGATGCTGTTCGTTATCTTGAACTGTTAAAAGCCAATGACTATAAAAAGAGATTGGAACTCTTAGAAATTGATGTTGAAGCTGTTGCAATTAATTGTGATAAGTTTGGATATGCATATTCTATTGTTGCTAAAGATGACTTGATTGTTCCACCACCACCAAAACCTAAAGCAAAATGATTTTTCTATCAACACCTTCAGTTTACAATCTACCTGGTACTTGGGAGAAACAACCTGACGTGATCATTCCTCATCTACATCTAACACCAGATCAAGGATTGATATTATTCTTTGGTCTAGTTCTTTTAGGTTTGGTTGGTTATGGATTGTATCTTACATTGGGAGCAGGTAAGAAAGACTTACGAGATCCTATTGACGAACACGCTAAGATGCACGAGCTAGGTATAGCACACGGACACGGTGGAAACAAAGAAGCATATGAAATGTCTGGTAAACTAAAGCACGATCATAAAGAATGATTACATTTGAGAGTATTCGGTGGAAGAATTTTCTTTCCACTGGTGATCAGTGGACTGAAATGCAATTGAATGATATTGCATCCACTTTAATTGTAGGTACTAATGGAGCAGGTAAGTCTACTCTATTAGATGCTTTATGTTTTGGACTATTCAATAAACCCTTTCGTAAGATTAACAGGGGTCAATTGGTTAATAGTATAAATGAAAAAGGACTTAAAGTAGAAGTCTGTTTCAGTATTGGTAAAGATGAGTACCGTGTTTTTAGAGGAGCTAAACCTAATGTCTTTGAAATTTACAAGAATAACAAGATGGTTGACCAGGATGCTGCAGCCAAGGATACGCAGAAGTATCTGGAGCAGTCAGTCCTTAAACTCAACTACAAAAGTTTTACCCAAGTTGTCATACTTGGTTCATCCACATTTGTACCCTTCATGCAATTGGGAGCAAGTGTCAGGAGAGAAGTTATTGAAGATCTACTCGATATCCAGATCTTCTCAGACATGAATACTATCCTTAAAGATAGGATAAGAGGTATTACCACTAAGAATAAGGACACTATTTATTTAAAAAATATTGCAGAAGAGAGAGTTTCCTCACAGGAAAAGTTAATTAATTCTTTAAAAGAAATAAACACTAATCGGAAGAAAGAAAAGAAGGATAAATTTAAATTAAATGAAACTAAAATAAAGGAAAAAGAAACTAAAAAGAAATTAAAAAAAGATGATTTGATTAAGGTGGAGGAAGGATGTCAGGATATTGAGACACACCGTACGTTATTACAGGGATTGCGTGATAAGCAAACTGAAAATAAAACTGAATTGAAGAGACTTACTAAAGAAATAAAGTTCCTTGAGACTCACGATGTGTGTCCTACTTGTACTCAGGTGATTGGTGATGGATTTAAAGAAACTAGAATGAGTTCTTTAACAACAACTGGATCAGGATTAACTAACGATGCTAAAGAATTAGAAGGTAATATAAATGATGCTCTTGATATTATTGGTGAGATAGAAAAGATATGTGAAGAGATGTATGAAATGCGTAGTGAGATTTCATCTTTAGATCGTGATATTATTAGATTGGAAAAGGATAATTTAAATATAGATCAGGAAATTAGTGAGATGAAAAGTCCTAAGATAGATCTAGAGGTCGAGGTATTAGATGGGTTAAAGAAAGATATGGAAACAGTGTCTCAAGATTGTGCTAGGCTTAATGAGACACTAGATGAGTATCAAGTTGTATCATATCTTTTAAAAGATTCTGGTATTAAGAAACAGATCATTAAAAAATATATACCTATATTCAATAACCTTATTAATAAGTACTTACATAGTATGGACTTCTTTGCTAACTTTACTCTTGATGAGGAGTTTAATGAAGTCATTAAGAGTAGGTTCAGAGATGAGTTTAGTTACTCTTCATTCTCTGAAGGTGAGAAGCAGAAGATTGATCTAGCACTTCTTTTTACTTGGAGAGAAGTAGCAAGAATGAAGAACTCTGCTGCCACTAATCTTCTTATACTTGATGAAGTATTTGATAGTTCTTTAGATGCATCTGCTACTGGAGAACTTCTTAGTATACTTTTAAAGTTGGGAGGTGATACTAATCTATTTGTTATTTCTCATAAAGGTGATATACTTATTGATAAATTTAAAAGATGTTTGAGGTTTGAAAAAATTAATGATTTTTCCAAAATGGTAGATGAGGAATAACTATGAGATTTAAAGCAACAGTGTTTGTAAAATTAAGGGGATCTGTATCAGATGCTGCTGGTAATGCAGTAATGAATAATACCAAAAGAGTTGCCCCTAGTCTTGAACCTCATTTGTTGAGGATTGGTAAGTGCATTGATTTCTGGTTTGACGCACCAGACTATGAAACAGCAGAGAAAGAGTTGTATACTCTTAGTGATTTGTTTTTATCAAATACTGTTATAGAAGATTGGAGTTATGAGTTAGAAGAAACTGAAGAGACTGGAATAGGAAATATATCAAATGATAATGCTGGTACATCAAAACATCATTTATTTGAATGATTAAAGTATGGAGGATATGGAAGTATGCACTGGGTAGCTTCTCTGACGAAAAAACTAAACCCTACGACAACTACATTATTTTGGTACGTTCTGTTATTTTCGTATCTTATCTCGTCACTAACTGTTTTATTACTGCAGGGGTCATAAGACACTGGGGTGACGGTCACAAAAGTGGCACACCAGTACCTGCATCTATTTCTGTTAGTGCTATGATAGGTACATCAGAGGAAAACAATGACAGTTAACACAGAAGTAAAAGGAACTCTCGCTAGATTACTAGCAACAGAAAATCTAGTTGTGGAACATCGTTCTGTACAGACTGCTTCGTTCGATGTTAATAATCGTGTACTGACACTTCCAATATGGAAGGAAGCATCAGGAACTGTATATGATCTTCTAGTTGGGCACGAGGTTGGTCACGCATTATATACACCCAACATTCCTATAGATGCACCCAAGGGGTTTGTGAACGTCATAGAGGATGCTAGAATAGAACGGTTGATGAAGCAAACATATCCAGGTCTTAGAAGAACATTCTTTGATGGTTATAGAGAGTTGTGGCACAAGGATTTCTTTGGTGTTGTTGATGAGGATATAAATGAACTCTCGTTTATTGATCGTATCAATTTATATTTCAAAGGTAATAGTGAATTGGAGTTTACTGAGGAGGAGAATGTATGGATAAATCGTGTAGCAAATACAAAAACATTTGATGATGTTTTAAATCTTTCTAGAGAGTTGTATGAGTGGGCACAAGGTAAAGATGAACAGAAGGCAGCAGAAGTACCTGACCAGTTAGATATTGATTGGGACAATCCTACTTCTGGTAATGAGTTGGAGCAAGAGTTTCAACCTGAAGATGGGGAAGGTGAAAAGGGTGAACCGAATAATAAACCCATTAGTGAGATGACTGATGAGGAGTTACTTGATCAGTTAGAAGATAAAATGTATGAAGATGATATTAATCCTGTAGGTGGAACAGAAGGTGGTACTAAGGAGACTGAGAGTATTACAGATACAGCATTACAAGAATCATTAGAAACTTTAGTTAGCGATGATACTAGAGACTGGGTATACTTAGATCTTCCTAAGATAGATTTGGATAAAGTTGTTGTAGGTCATAAGCAAGTACAAGAGGATTTGAAGTTTGGGTTTTATGGAAGATCATTCTGTGATAAAAATGATCACGATTATTACTTTGAGAGTTTAGACTATGCTGATAAGCAGTATAAGCAGTATAAGAAAGAGGCTCAGAAGTCAGTTAACTATCTTGTAAAACAATTCGAGATGAAGAAGTCTGCTGATGAGTATAAGAGAGCAGCAACATCTAAGACTGGTGTTATTGATACACAGTCTTTATACAAGTACAAACTAAGTGATGATATCTTTAGAAGAGTTACTGTAATTCCAGAAGGTAAGAATCACGGATTAGTATTCTTCCTTGATTGGTCGGGTTCTATGTGTTATAATCTATTGGATACTTTAAAGCAAACATATAATCTTGTATGGTTCTGTAGAAAAGCAGGTATTCCATTTAGAGTATATGGATTCCAAAATGCGTGGGATAGAGGTTCCAATCATCCAGCAATTACAGAACAGGAAAATGTTCTTGCATTCTGTAATGGGTTTAGTCTTTTTGAATTCTTTTCATCAAGACAGAATGCGAAGTCATTGGATAATTCTATGAAGTTATTATTCTTTCAGGCATTTGCTATGGGTGGACATAGATTACGTGCTGTTGAAAAGTATGGTCTTGGTGGTACTCCTCTTAGTGAGGCTATCTTATGCTCAAGACAACTTGTAGATCTAATGAAGTCAGTTGAGAAAGTTCAAAAAGTAAATGTAGTTTGTTTAACTGATGGCGAATCAAATCAAATGCAATATTCTGTAAAGAATGAATCTAGGTATTATGATTTAGATGAAAAACTTTGCACAAGGAACTTACGTTCAAATGTTAAATATGTTTTAAGAGATTCTAAGACTGGTTATAGTCGTGAAATTTCTCCTAGTCCTTACTTAGTTACTAAAGAGATTGTTGGTTTCTTTAGAGAGATTACTGATTACAATTGGATCGGTATTCGTATATGCCAGAAGAATGAGTTTAAAAGAACTACTCGTTTATTATCTTATGCTCAAGCAGAAGAGGCAGAAAAGCAATGGTCTAAAAATAAGTTTGCATCCATCAAAAAACTTCTTGGTTATACTGAGGCATTCTTTATGCCAATTAACGGTATGGGTGATGGAACTAATGACCTTGAAGTTAAACAGAAGGGTGAAATAGCAACTAGGGCAGAACTTAATCGTGCATTCAAAAAGCATATGGGTTCTAAGATGACTAACAAAACTGTATTAAACAAATTCGTGGAGCAAATAGCATGACACTGTGGGATGGATATAAGGAAGCGGTATTTAATACGTTTCCTGATTTGAAATTTGAAAGCAATCACACAACTTGGAAAAATAAAAGAGAAGTAAATCTCACTGCAGACCTATACTCTGGTAAGCATTTTATTAAGTCTAGGCACGTTGATATATGGGATGACAAACTAAACATCCATAACAATATAATATATCCCAAGACTGGACATAACCTTCCTTGCTTTGGTATGGACTTAATGGGATTCTCTGAGAAGAAAGTTATAATAGTATTTGACTTTCAACATCCAGTAGAAAATTATCTATTGAAAGTACCACCACTACCTCAGACAACAGAGACCTATCGTTTCTTTGAGAAGGGTAATCATTTCTCTGATAATATCTTTGTAAGGTATTGTGAGATGGATGGAGTTGATACATTCTTACCAACATTCAAATACTATCTGTCACTCTATAAGGAGATGATAGATAAAGCAAAACCAACTGAAGAAGATACAACAGTCTATAAAGACTTTGATTCTTATATGATAAAGTTAGATCCTATCTCAGGATATCTTTCACATCAATTTGGTAAAGATGAATCTGAAAAATTAATCAAGGAGTTCTTTTTTAGTTATGCCTGAGTTAGTACAAGACATAGCAGTTCTACTTTCGTTTACTATGAAAGACATTGAAGGTGTAAAACCTTTAGAGTGTCCTATACCAGAAGTAAAGAAAGATGACTTGACTATTAAGAATACAATGTATACTGCACCTGGTCTCAGGAAGATACATTTAGAGTTAGCAGAATTAAAGGGAATGAAGATACTACATTGTGTATTCTTCCCTGATCCAAATTACAATCTTCCTATCTTTGGATGTGATATTGTTGCTACAGAGAAAGTAATCACGGCTGCTATCGTTGATATATCTCCTGTAAGAGGTTTTAATGAATGGGATGAGATAAGAGAAATCAGTAACAATTTTAATATTGGTGAGAAGAGACCACTTCCATTATGGGGTGATGAAATATTTTCTCCTTATTGTAAGTTTATGCGTCTTACTGAGGATATAGATATGGCAAATTTCTACTGTCTTGTTTTAAATTATCTTGGTGTATATTGTAGGTTGCATAAGAAAGCTATAAGGGATACTGATTGGTGTTCATCAATGCTTAGATATGATGATCAGATTAATTATTGTGAACAACAAAGAAAGAATGATAAGACTCGTGGTATATTACTGAAGTGGTTTGATGAGGAATGGACAGATAATTATATAGATAAAGTATTATTTGATAAACCATCATCCGAAAATATACTATATGAAACCAATTAAATGGGAAGCTTATATCCTATTAGAATCTAATAGGTTAACTAAAGTAGAATTTCTTTGCACATCCAATCTTAGACAAGATGCTGAACAGAAATGTAGATCACTGTTTGGTGTGTCTGATGTAAGGCAGTTGAAACGTATATGGACAGATGACTAAGTGTCCACTCATTGTTGATTCAAATATTAAATCTGTTATAATAAGTATATAAAACAAAGAGTCGTTATGCCAATCAAGTCAGAAGTTACTACTGAACAAATCATTTCTTATCTTAAGGATAAGCATGGGCCTGATGCTAAAGTTGATACTATTGACTTGAGAGCTGCAGGTAACAAATTCAAACTATCTTATCCTACAGTCAATAAAAGACTAAAGGCATATAAGACTGATAGAGGTACTTGGGACTTAACTGCTCTAGATATAGAAAAGGCATATCAAGCACCTTCTGCCAAACCTGCTGTTAAAGTTTCTTATGTTCCAGAAAGTGATTCGAGCTATGTACCCTTTGGGAATTCCAAAGCTCTTAAGAAGGTTGTTAGTTCTAGACAGTTTTACCCTGTGTTTATTACTG